TGGAACAGCAGCAGCAAACAATAGAGATTTTTTACAATATAGAGATACTAGTTTTATGTCAGAATTTAATCCTGCTGAGTCAACAGGAGTTCCAAAATACTACAGCAACTGGGACCAGAATACAGTGGTTGTAGCTCCTACTCCAAACGCTACTTATACTATTCAGTTAAATTATATCTTGAAACCGGAAGGTTTATCTAGTACAAATGTTACTACATATCTAAGTCAAAATTTTCCCAATGGCTTATTGTATGCGTGCTTAGTTGAAGCATTTTCTTTTCTGAAGGGGCCAAATGATTTGTTGCAATTATACGAAGGAAAGTATAAACAAGCAGTAGAAGGCTTCTCAGTAGAACAAATGGGAAGACGAAGACGAGATGAATATCAAAGTGGTGTTCCTCGAGTCGGTGGAAAATAAATAAGGAGATAAACTATGGCAATTACACAAGCGCTTGCAAATGCATTTAAAAAGCAACTGTTAGAAGGTGATCACAATTTTAAATCATCTGGTGGTGACAAGTTTAAGATCGCTCTTTATACTTCCTCAGCTACTCTAAACTCAACGACAACTGCTTACTCTGCAACTAACGAAGTTAGTAACACAGGTCAGTACACAGCAGGTGGTGGTGCATTAGTTAACGGCGGAACTTCAATCGGTTCAGGATCTGGTAAAGGTGTTGCGATTGTAGACTTTGCTGATAGATCATTCACTGGTGTAACGTTGACTGCTAGAGGAGCTTTAATCTATAACACTTCATCTGCAACTACTAATGCAGCTGTTGCAGTTTTAGATTTTGGGGCAGATAAAACAGCTACATCAGGAACTTTCACTATACAGTTTCCAGCATTTACAACAGCAGCAGCGATTCTAAGAATTTCTGGGTAATACATAGGAGGTAAATTCCTATGGCTAAAACTTGGGGTTCGCTTACATGGAACGTCGGTAATTGGGGCAGTCAGACTGATTCTACTGTCTCTGTAACAGGGATAGGTGCATCTTTTAGTACAGGATCTGTTACAACTACAGCAACCGTAGAATTTGGTTGGAGTAGATTAGCTTGGGGTGAAAACGCTTGGGGTATTACAGGAGATTTACTTGTTACTGGAGTATCCGCTTCTGCTTCTTTAGGTAATGAATCAATTGTTATAGATGTAAATGTAATTCCAACCGGAATTTCTGCAACAGCAAATTTAGGTATAGCAGTTTTAGATGCAACTGGTGTAGGTGCACCAACAGGTATATCTATTTCTGCAAATTTAGGAACAGCTGATGCTGGTCCTGATGCAATGGCAACTGGAATTGGTTTTAGTGCTAATTTAGGAACCCTTGATGCATTTAACTCTGAAGGTTGGGGTAGACTTCAATGGAATGTAAATGACTGGGGTGATGCAGGTAGTTCTGTACAGGCAGACGTTACTGGAATTGCATTAACTGCTAATGTTGGAACAATAACAGCGTTAGGAACAGGTGGCGTTATTTTAACAGGTATCGCTATGACCGCTGCAGAAGGAGATGTTGATCCAGGTCCTGATGCAACAGTTACAGGTATAGGATTCCAAGCAGCAATGGGTGTAGGAACTGTTACTGCTGGAGCAGATGTAGACAGTGTTACTGGAATAGCAATGACGGCTGCTTTAGGTCAAGAAACTATTGACCTAAATACACCTGTAGATGTTACAGGAATTGCAATGACTGCTAATTTAGGCAGTGTAAGCACTAAAGGATTTGCTACTGTATCTTTAACAGGAATCGCCTTGACTATGGCAACTAATTCTGTTAATGCTTTAATCTGGAACGAAGTTAATACAGGTTCAGCGCCTTTAGATCCACCAGGTTGGGTAGAAGTACCAACAAGAGCTGCATAATGAGTTTGACACAAACTCAATTTTTTAGTAAATTAACGACAATAAGGAATTTAAATTATGGCAAACTCAACATCAGCTAATTTAAAATTAACAGTCCAAGCAACTGGTGAAAACTCAGGAACTTGGGGACAAATTACAAATACAAACTTATTAATTTTAGAACAAGCAATCGGTGGTTTTACAACTTTCAACTTAACTAACGCTAACAGAGCTCTAACTTTTACTAATGGTGCTTTATCAAATGGTAAAAATGATGTTATTAAATTAACAGGAACTTTAGCAGCTAACAGAATAGTTACTATTCCAGATTCAATTGAAAAAGTTTATAATGTACAAAACGCATGTGACCATGCAGGTTATACTTTAACTTTTAAAACAGCAGGAGGAACAGGTGTCCTTCTATGTGAAGGAAATAACTATGTATTATATTCTGATGGTACAAACATTGTAAAATTATCTGAACAAAGAAACTGGAGAGTGGTATCAGCAGCAGAAACAGTTCAAGCTGGTGCTCAACTTTTAGTAAATACAAATGGTGGAGCTGTAACAATTACGTTACCTGCATCACCTGCTACGGGAGATGAAGTATCATTTATTGACCAAGGATATGATTTTAATACAAACGCTTTAACTATTGGTAGAAATAGTTCCAACATAGCTAACGCATCTTCAGATCTTGTTGTTAATACGCAAGGTGCTGGTTTAAGCTTAGTTTATTCTGGAGACGCTACTACTGGTTGGACATATAGGGAGAAATAGAATATGGCAACTAACGCAAACTGGACAATAATATTTAATGACAAAAAAATAATTAAAAATTACGCAGAAGGCGCTAATGAAGGCGTTGGATACGAAATTAATGATGATGCTTTTTGGTCAGATAGCAAATGGTCAAACATTTGGGCTATACAATATGGAACTGATGTTACTTCTGATGAAGTAGAACATAGAGATACTACACCTCATTGTAGCTGGGAAGACGCAAATTTAGGAGACATAAGTCAATTTAGCAGTAGATGGGATTCAGCACACTTAGCTCAATTACAAGCTGATTGGGATGAAGATACTTTGGAAGTTGAAGACCCTGAAGGTTCAGAGACGTATAGAGATGAAACCTCTGACGAGAAAACTGCTAGATTAGGTGCAAGGCCTACGTCTTATTCTTCTTAGGAGGATAAATGGCAAACTACGAAGCAACTAGATACGATTATGATGGTGCTAATCTTACAGGCATCGAAGGTATTCCAACTGCTACAATCATACCTTGGTCTGACACTTCTGTACCATCTGGATATTTAGAATGTAATGGGTCTGCAGTTTCAAGATCTACTTACTCTGCGTTATTTGCAATTGTTGGTACAACTTATGGTGCAGGTAATGGTTCAACAACTTTTAACGTACCTGATTTTCAAGATAACGTTCCTGTAGGAAAATCTGGAACTAAAGCGGTAGGATCTTCAGGTGGAGCAAATACTGTGTCTAAAACTGGAAACGTTGGCGGCTCAACTGCTAATGCTAGTTTAACGACAGCACAACTTGCTAGTCACTCTCATAGTTCAGCATCTTTTCCTAATGGAAATATGGTTCAGACACCTAGTTTTTATACTCCTTTTGCAGCTAGCACAGGTAATGCTGGAAGTGGTCAAGCGCATTCTCATAATATGAGTGCTAACTTTACAGGTGATGCAACTTCTGTTATTCAACCTTATTTAACAATAATTTATTTAATAAAAACTTAATATGTCAAACTACGAAGCAACTAAATATAATTTCGACGGAGCTAACCTTACAGATATTGAAGGTATTCCAACAGCAACTATTATTCCATGGTCAGATTCTTCTGCTCCATCTGGTTTTTTAGAATGTAATGGCGCTGCAGTTTCAAGATCTACTTACGCTGCATTATTTGCAGTTATAGGTACAACTTACGGAGCGGGTAATGGTTCTACAACTTTTGCAGTACCTGACCTACAAGATAATGTAGCAGTTAGTAAATCAGGTACAAAAAATTTAGCTTCAACTGGTGGAGCAAACACTGTAGCAGCTACTGGAAATATCGCTGGCTCAACCGCTAATGCTAGTTTAACTACAGCACAACTTGCATCTCACTCACATAGTGGTAGTTGTAATTTTACCCCCTGCCAAGAAGGGACTCAAGCAAGAGGAGTTTCAAATAACACAGGTAGTGCTGGTCAAGGTCAAGCACACTCACATAATATGAGTGCTAACTTTACAGGTGATGCGACTTCTGTTGTACAACCTTATTTAACAGTTTTATATATAATTAAAACATAGGAAAAACATGTCAAATTACGAAGCAACAAAATATGATTTTACTGGAGGAAACCTTACAGGTATTGAAGGTATTCCAACAGCAACTATTATACCATGGTCTGATTCTTCTGTACCATCTGGTTTTTTAGAATGTAATGGAGCGGCAGTTTCAAGGTCTACTTATTCTGCATTATTTGCAATTGTAGGAACAACTTACGGAACTGGAAATGGCTCAACAACTTTTAATGTGCCTAATTTACAAGATAACGTAACTGTTGGAAAATCTGGAACTAAAGCTGTGGCATCAACTGGTGGAGCAAACACGGTGACAAGCACTGGAAATGTTGGTGGCTCAACCGCTAACGCAAGTTTATCAACAGCACAACTTGCATCTCACTCACATAGCGCAGGTACTACTCCAAGTGGTCCAAGTCCACATAATAGACGAGCTACCTACAACCCATATAGACAAGGAAGTCCCTATAAGCCTAACACGGGGAATGCTGGAAGTGGTCAAGGACATTCTCATAACATGAGTGCTAACTTTACAGGTGATGCAACTTCTGTTATCCAACCTTATCTAACAATCGTTTATATAATTAAAACTTAATTTTTAATAAAAATCTGTATAGTTTTTCTAGGAATTAACGGATTTAATATATGACTCACTTTATGTTCTAAAGGTGCTTTTACTATAACTAAAGAGTTACCAACTATAGGTATAAATCCATTTGAGTTTTCACTTCTAAAAAGAAATTCACCTCCAAAAAAAGGATTCCATCTACGATTTATATAATAAGTAATTCCATATTTATAATCGCCATCATCATGCCAATTTATACCACATCCATCATTCATTGAATGAATCATAGGATTAAAATTTTTAACTTTAATTCTATGAAAAAAGTTATTTTCTAAAAGTATTTTAATTTTTTTTAAAGGCCAATAATTTGTTTTTAAATCTGCTCTTTCTACAAAATTTTTATGTCCGTGTTTTAAGTCTTTTTCCCAATCTTCTTTAGTAGATTTTAAAAAAACTAATTTACTTTTAAAAACATCACTGTGAATTTTTTTATAAGTAGAATGATCTAAAAAATTTTGGATGTAGTATAATTTATTTGGTATTTGATATACTAATTTCATGTATGTAAAAAACAGTTGATTGCATATCTAGTTCCTTTTTTAATAGGTTCAGTTCCATGAATCCAAATAGGTTCTGCTGGAAATATCATAGCATCTCCTCT